CTTCTAATACAGAAGAGAACCTCAAAATAAGATCACATAACTTGTGTGAAATTGGTGTAAAATCTAGTTTAACAAGAAGTTTTGAGAAACTTAATCTTACGAAATTTCTATAATAAGGTATTATAGAATTGGATCTTTAAATAAAAAATAAATTTTATAAAGATATTAAATCTTTTTAATTAAAAAAAGTATCATGTTATTCTTAAATGAATTACATAAAATTTCAGAAACTACGTATTTAAATTATTTACATAGTTCTTCAAAATTCTCTACTAGAAGTAAAAGTACCAATAGAAAGAAAATTAAAAAGTCAGGAAGTAAAACCCCTAAAACTTTCAAAAAGATAGATAAATCATCTTCAGTTAAGAAAATGAGACTTAGTAATCAACTAGGCCCAAAGTTAAAAGCTCATATTAAAAATATACCAGCTATTAACACTAAATCTATCGAGGCATATGATGTCACTCAATTAATTTTGATGTTTGATCTTATCGATAATATATCGAATCATATAACCACCATTAGTCCGAAAGACGTTGAAGAATTTAAAAATATTCTATTTCTACGATCTTTTAATAATGGTATAAAACATATAGTCTCTTATATAAAGAGATGTAAAGTTTGTATTTTATTAATTACTTCAGGTGAAATACCAGAAGATATAAATAAATTAGTTGGATTACCTAAAACAAATAATTTAGGGTTCCCACAAAGAATCAGATTTCTAGCGCATATAATGCATACTGAAACTGGTATTCGCGAGTTAATATCTCTTTTAAATACTTTCAAAGTGTTAATAGAGAAAATTGATAATAAAGAACTTAATTATAGTTCTATCATCAATCCTCATCAGGAGCATGCCGTCACTGGTATTGAGCAACTGGTATTATCCGATAAATTAAGGTATGTTCGATTATTTTTAGAACTTCCTAAATTCTCTCTTGAAGATGTTAAGACTAACACCTTCCCAATTATTAGAAAAGCTGGACCAAATGGTCAGGCTATACTTATATGTCATAATGAAATCTTTTTTGAAGACAACTTAAATAAATGTCTTGAATTCATAGGTGACGCTCCTAAAGCTAGTTTATTGGCTTTACAGGAAACTTATCAGAGTAATTATAATAAATTATCTGATAGTGATAAAAGTAAATTTTGCGATTCTCGCTTAACTACTTTTGCTGATAAGGGTTTTAAATCCCGAACAGTAGCAATAGTGAGATATTGATCTCAACTAGCACTAGATGGTTTAATAAATAAATTAAACCGAAATGTATTAAATAATAAAAATATTATTGATTGTACATTTGATCAAACAAAAGGTGTAAACCTGATGCGAGATGCTATAGAGGAAGGTAACTATATTCATAGTATTGATCTTCAATCGGCTACAGACCGAATTCCAGCTTTGCTTTCACGAGCTGTACTAAACACTGTATCTTCAAACTATGTTGCTGAACTGTGATATAGAATTTCTTGCAAACGTAAATTTGTTGCAAAGGGAGTTAAACATAAGATCTCTTATGCTGTCGGCACCCCAATAGGAATAAAGTCTGGTTTTAGTGTTATAGCTTTAACGCTACATTACTTAGTCCAATTATCCTACCTTGAGACAAGGCTTTTCAATATAGATATATGAAAAGATTCTTCACCAGTTGATAAAATTAAACTGTTAAAGGAACACCCAAAATTTACAAATTATTGTATTTTAGGTGATGACGTTGTTATCTGAAATGATAGCGTCGCGAAATACTTCAAGATATTACTTCTTGGATTTGGAATCGTTATTAATGAGACCAAAAGTTTTTCGTCAAGTAGTGTTTGCGAATTTGCTTCACGCAACTTGGTAGTTTTAAATAATGATCGATTAAATTCTTTCAAATTAAAAACTAATAATAATCAGGATAAATCCGTTAATGGAAATTCTGAAAATATGGATTTAGAAGTTAGTTTTACTTCTTTAGACAGTGAAAACT